TTCAGCGGAGAGTTCTATTACAAATATCCATCTAAGGCAATTATTGAAGGAGATGGTGATGGTGTTGGACAATTAGGACAAACAATTGATGGTATAAACTACGCAAGTAGAATAGCACAAAAGATTGCACAAAACATACTATTCGTAACGGCATCAGTAGAGGCATCAGCATCATTTGATTTGTTAAGAAAGAACAAAGCATTTATAGCAGAAGAAACTATCGCTTATGTATCTTCTTCTTGGAGTGGTGTATATTATAACGAAGCAACTTGTAAGAGAGATGTTGGATATCTAATAGATGCGGCAGCAACGGATGTATTATATGGTGGACAAGAAAGAAGTGTGATAGCAGGACAGTATTATTACTTATATCCTTCTAACGCAATCAATAAAGGTGTACCATCTACGCAAAATCAATCAGACCCTACACTTACTGGTATCAGATATGCTGGAAGATTATCTAAAAAGGTAATAACTAATCCAACATACTTAGTACCATCTACATCTTTATTAACAACGGCAAAATTATTGACAGATAATAAAGAATTAATACAAAAAGAAACTATAACATTCTTATCTTCATCTTGGAGTGGATTGAAGTATAATGAAGTAAGTTGTAGTAGAGATTTAGGATTTATTATAGATGCTATCAGAACTGATTTGGTTTATGGTGGTAATGAAAGAAGTATTGAGGCAGGTTCATACTATTACAAATTCCCATCAGTAGCAATTGTAGACAGTTATAGTGATAATAATGGACAAAAGAAGCAAACGATAGATGGTATTAACTTCGCAAGAGGAATATCTGAAAAAATTGTAGCAAATACTCTATTAACTTACTTAGCACCAGCAACTAAGAGAAGACAAGCGGCTGAAAGATTGAAAGCTGGTAAAAATGAATTAAAACAAAGAGCAATTGGATATACAAATGGAGCATTTCCATATTTAACATATAATGAGGCTAGTTGTTCACGTGATACTGGATTTATTGTAGATGCGTGTGTAACTGATTTATTATATGGTGGAAATGAAAGAGGAATCAGAGCAGCATCTTCATACTACGATGGTCAGTATGGAAGTGCGATAGCTGTGACTAGAGACCAGTTATTAGAAACATTGGAAACAAATCGTTATCTAAGAACTAAAGCAGAGTTTATAGCAGCTGGTGCACCATTAGAAACATTTGGTTCTCTAATTGTAGCAACTGGTATTGACTATTCTTATAATGGTAGTGGTGTAACATTCAAAGCACTTCCTCCAAATCAGGGTGGTAGTGGTGTTGCTAACCCATTATTTGAAATTACGGAATTGGGTGGTGGTAGAATCTTCTTCACATCCGGTAACGAAACTGGTGACTTTAGAATTGGAACGGGATTGAGTATTAATCAGGCAACTGGTACTCTTGTGGGTAGAACATTTAGTAAATCTCTATTCTCATTAGTAACTCCGTTCTCATTGGCACTACAAATATAAAAAGAAATTAAAAAATAAAAAGAAATGGCAGAAGTTTTTGTACCGTTAAATCGATTCCAGTCAGTAGTAACAGGACTGACTGGTGAGCAAGATGAAATATATGCAACTCCAGTTGGGGTATCATCGATTGTGTTATCATGTCAAATTACAAATAATAGTTTGGTAACACAGCCTGTAACTATTTTTGTAACATCAAACAAAGAAATACCTGTTCCTGAATTTGGTAATTTATATAGTGGTAGTAATTTTATTAGTTCCTCTGCCGGTCCTTTTGCTGTTAATGGTATTGAAACTTTGGGTAGATTTAGTGGTAGTTTTGCTAGTGCATCTTTATTACTTAATTCAAATAGACAATTTTTAAGAAAAGAAATCGCAGCATACACAAATAATCAAAATAGTTTATCAGAAACTCCATTCGTTTTTATATCAGATTATTTTGAGCAAAATACTTTAGATGATGTGGATGCAATAAAGTATGATATAGCTAATAATACAACTATTAGAACAAATAAAGCAGCAAAAGCTTATTTTGATAAGAATGGTGTATCTGCAATTGATTCAACTGAATATTCTGCATCTATATTTGCTTTAGATTATCTAAAAGTATTATCAAATCAAATTATAAAAAATGAATCGGTAACAGGTTCAGCGTTTTCACCATTACTATTCCAAAATGCAGTTACGCAATCTGTGTTAGATGGATTTGTAAATGGTACAACCGCAGGTATATCAGCATCTATATATGTAGTAAATTCTTTAGTAGATGTTATCAAAGCTACAATTGAATCTCCTGTATTTGTTGAGCAAGAAGCTGTAAGATTGGTTACAAATGTGACTATACCACCAGCAGACTCACTTTCACCGGTGGTTTCTGGTAAATTAGTATTAGAAGAAACTTATGGATTTATTGTTTCTGGTTCAACTGAATTGACTGTGGTTCTTTCATTGTTAGAAAGTGCAAATGAATAACAATAATATCATTGATTGATATTTATAAGGGATTCTTTATATTTATAACAAAGCTGGAATGTAACGCATGGCAATAAGTAATCTATTAACGGGTAGGGTAAGGGTTGTAAGCCCGAAAAATGTAACATCTGATAGGTATCAATTCTTGGATTTATCTCAAGCAGAGCCGAATTTAGGTGTTCCTAACTTTTCTGCTTCATTATTAACAAATCCTGCTATCGTAGTTTCGGATGACCAAGGTAATAGAGGATTTGTAAGAAGTTTAGATTTAGAAAGAGTAAGTGGACAATTTACAGGTTCATTTACAGGTAGCGCCGATTCTTTAAGTGGTAGCTTCTCTGGCTCTTTTAGTGGTTCATTTATAGGTGATGGCTCTCAATTAGTTAATTTACCAAATGCAACATTTATAGCAAGTGGTTCAGCCACAGCATCTTTTGTCGAAGGTAATTTATTAATTAATACAAACGCTAGAGTTAAAGGTGACCTTTATGTGGATGATACAATTTATGCGGAAAGTATAATAGTATCATACATTTCATCATCTGTAATATATTCTTCTGGCTCAAATGTATTTGGCGATGAAGCAACCGATATTCAACAATTTACTGGTTCGGTTGAAATTAAAGATTATTTAAGATTTAATGAAGCAACTGGTTCTTCAATATCCGCATCATTTACTGGTTCATTCTTTGGGGATGGTTCAAATTTATTTAATTTACCACAAGCTACAAAATTAGCTAGTGGTAGTGTAACTGCATCTGTATCACCTGATGATGGATTGAAAGTTGAATCTTGGGAAAGTGGTTCTCAATATACAGGTTCTATTTTTGTAAGTGGTAGTAGAGGTATTGAACTAACATCTGGTTCATCTTTCTCTGGTAGTGGAGCTAGATTATTTGATATACCTCGTTCTGCTTTAACTCCTGATGCACTCTTATCAACATTTATTGTAAGTGGTAGCGTAACAGCTTCGGTTAGTCCTGTATATGGATTTAGAGTTGAATCTGCATTAAGTGGTTCTGAATTTACTGGTTCAATTGATATAAGTGGTAGTGTATCTGCTTCTTTATTTATTGGAGATGGTAGTAGATTATTTAATTTACCAGCGTTATCCGCAACATTAATAGTTAGTGGTAGTGTAACTGCATCCGTAGCACCAAATAAAGGATTTTTAGTAACTTCGGTTGAATTTGGTTCACAATTTACTGGTTCTATTTTTGTAAGTGGCGCTAGAGGTATTGAATTGACATCTGGTTCTTCATTTAGTGGTAGTGGTGCTAGATTATTTGATATACCAAGAACAGCACTTACGCCTGATGCATTAATATCAAATTTAATTGCTTCTGGTTCGGTAACCGCATCGGTTAGTGATGTATATGGATTTGTAGTTAAATCACCAGCAAGCGGTTCGCAAATAACAGGTAGTGTACGAATAAGTGGAAGTGCATATGTGGAAAGTGGTTCTATCTTTGTTGGAGACGGTAGTGGATTACGAAACATACCATTCTCAGCACTTTCGGAAGAAGTAGTAGCAGCAACTAAAATAACAAGTGGAAGTGTAACTGCTTCTGTTAGTCCTGCATTTGGATTCAAAGTAGAATCTATTGCTAGTGGTTCTCAATTTAGTGGTTCTCTATTCGTAAGTGGTGGAAACGTTCAATTACAATCGGGTTCATTCTTTAGTGGAAGTGGTAGGGGTTTATTTGATATTCCATTTTCGGCATTTTCAGGTGATGTTGATAGAATCGCTAGTGGTAGTGTAACAGCATCGGTTTCACCTGACTTTGGATTTGTAGTAGTATCTCTTAGTGGTTCTATTTTTAGTGGTAGTGTATTTTTAAGTAGTGGTAGTTTGTTTAGTGGTAGTGGTAGGGGATTATTTGATATTCCAAAATCAGCAATTTCTGATTTAGATTTATCATTAATTTTCTCTGGTTCTGCAACGGCATCTATAAATCCTGTTCATGGTTTTGTAGTTAATACACCAACAACAATTAGTGGTAGTTTAATTGTATCATCATCTAATTACGCAATACCATCATCATCAATAGATACTACTTATTTTGTAACAAATAATTCATTCTCATCGTATGGATTTACAGGAGCTCAAATAGGTTCAAACATACAAGTAACATTAGTTAAAGGTATAACATATAGATTTATTGTAAATGCAAGTGGACATCCGTTTTGGATTAAAACTGCACCAACAACAGGTACCGGTGACCAATATAATGATGGTGTAACTAATAATGGTACTGATAATGGTATTATTACTTTTGAAGTAACGGAAACAACACCATCTAATCTTTATTATGTTTGTCAAAACCATTCTGTTATGAATGGTACTATAAGTGTATCAGATGCTCTTTATAGAAAAGCTGAAATTAAATTTATAGGTGATACTCAATTGACAGGAAGTTTGAAGATTTCTTCAACTGTAACGGCATCAATGTTTAGTGGTAGTGGTAGAGGTTTATTTGATATTCCTAGAAACGCATTATCGGAAGAAGTATTTCGTTTAGCTAGTGGTTCGGTAACAGCATCAGTTAGTCCTCAACATGGTTTTAGAGTTGAAGCTAAAGTAGAAGGTTCTCAATTTACTGGAAGTATTAAAGTATCTGGTTCATTGACAGCTGAAAGAATTTTTTCACCTGAATTTACTGGTTCGTTTGAAGGTGATGGTAGTAAATTAAAAAATGTACCATCTGTAGAAAGTAATAGAATCGTAAGTGGTAGCGTAAGCGCTTCAGTTAGTCCTGATTTTGGATTTGTTGTAATATCAACGGAAAAGGGAAGTACTATAAGTGGAAGTGTTGTTGTAAGTGGAAGTGTATTTGCATATGGTAATATAGAATTACGAAGTGGTTCTGCTTTCTCTGGTTCTGGTGAAAGATTATTTAATATACCAAGAACGGCATTAACGCCTGACGCTTTATTATCAGTTGAAATTAAATCTGGTTCTGTAACAGCATCAGTATCTCCAACTTTTGGATTTGATGTAAAATCTATTGCTAGTGGTTCTAGATTTAGTGGAAGTTTATTTATAAGTGGAGGTGGTGTTTATTTACAATCTGGTTCATCTTATTCTGGTAGTGGTAGATTATTATTTGATATACCAGCAGCTGCAATTTCTGATTTAGATACATCAAAAATATTTAGTGGGTCTGTAACGGCATCGGCAACTCCTAATTTTGGATTTGTTGTAACATCTGTTGCTAGTGGTTCTATATTTAGTGGAAGCTTGGTAGTAAGTGGTAGTTCTAGATTTAGATTAGGTGTATCCGCATCGGTATTTAGTGGTAGTGGTGCGGGATTGACAGATATTCCATTCTCAGCACTTTCACAAGAACTATTTAGAATTTCATCTGGTTCGGTAACTGCATCGGCATTGCCGGACAGAGGATTTATTGTAGAATCTATTGCTAGTGGTTCTACATTTAGTGGTTCTTTATTTGTAAGTGGTGGATATGGTGGTGTAATCCAAGCTATGACAGGGTCATGGTTTAGTGGTAGTGGTAGAGGTTTATTTGATATACCAAGAAACGCATTAACAGAAGATGCATTATTATCAGTAGAAATAAAATCAGGATCTGTAACAGCTTCTGTTTCTCCTAATTTTGGATTCAGAGTAAAATCACCTGATAGTGGTTCTGAATTTACTGGTTCGGTTGATATTAGTGGTAGCTTGAATGTTACTCAAAAATCTCAATTTACTGGGTCTATAAATGTTAGTGGTAGTATCGTAGTAGCTAGTGGTTCTCATTTTGTTGGGGATGGTAGATATCTATCTAATATTACAATAGCTAATTTAGCAATTGATTCAACAAAAATATTTAGTGGAAGTGCAACTGCATCTATTTCACCTGTTGAAGGATTTGATGTAAATGTTCATTCTAGATTTGATGGTAGTTTTATTGTATCATCTTCTGGAAGACCTACTCCTGATTATTTAATTAATAGAAATATTACTGTAACAAATGATGGTAGTAATTCTTATATAATAGAAAACGGTCTTATTAGTGGTTCAAATCCAACTCTAACATTAGTTAGGGGATTGGAATATACTATTGATGTAGATGCTGCTGGGCATCCATTTTGGATTAAATACATACAATCTACTGGTACATCTAATTCGTATAGTAGTAGTATTACAAATAATGGAACTGATAATGGTATTATTGTATTTACTCCACCATCTGGTTCACCTAATACACTTTATTATAACTGTCAATTACATTCATCAATGGCGGGAGCTATTAATCTTGTAGATTATATAGAAACGCCGGCCGAAATAACATTGATTGGAAATACTAAAATAGAAGGTAATCTAACTGCTTCAATGTATAGTGGTAGTGGTAAGGGATTATTTGATATACCTATTTCTGCATTATCTCAAGAAGTATTCCGTATTGCAAGTGGTAGTGTAACTGCATCGGTAAGTCCTGTATTTGGATTTAGAGTTGAAGCATTTGAAAGTGGTTCTGATTTTAGTGGAAGTATTAGAATTGATTCATCATCATTTATTTATTCAGAGGGTACATATTTAAGAAACATTCCTCGTTCAGCATTAACTGAAGATGCATTAATATCAACTGAAATTAAATCTGGTTCGGTAACTGCATCAGTAGCACCTGATTATGGATTTAGAGTAATTACTCCATTCACATCTTCGATTGATGAAAACGGATTATTTACTACTCAAATTGCTTCTAGATTTACTGGTTCAATTGATATAAGTGGTAGTTTATTTGTAAACGATAATAGTGGTGCATTATATATAGGTTCATCATCATTCTTATATGCAGAAGGTACTTATTTAAGAAATATACCTCGCTCGGCATTAACCGAAGATGCATTAATTAGTACTGAAATCAAATCAGGTTCAGTAACTGCATCGGTAACACCTGATGAAGGATTTAGAGTAATAACGCCATTCACTGGTTCACAAATTGGTTCACAATTAACTGGTTCGGTATCTGTAAGTGGTTCACTTATTGCAGATGATGTAACTGCTAGAGGATTCTTCTTTGGAGATGGTAGATTTATTACCAATGTACAAGCGGCAGCAGCACCATTGATAGCAAGTGGTTCGGCAACGGCATCGGTAGCAAGTGGAGAATCATTTGTAGTAATAACCGCAAAAACGGGTTCACAAATTGGTTCTGAATTTACTGGTTCGGTTAGTGTTAGTGGGTCTGTATCAGCATTTGATATAACTTCAACTGGATTCTTTATTGGAGATGGTAGATTTATTACCAACGTTCAAGCATCAGCAGCTCCATTAATCGCAAGTGGTTCAGCAACCGCATCCGTAGCAAGTGGAGATACATTCATAGTAACAACTGGAGCAACTGGTTCTAAGATTGGCTCACAATTAACTGGTTCTGTATCGGTAAGTGGTTCATTAATAGCTGATGATTTAACAGCAAGAAGATTTATATTTGGTGATGGTAGATTTATTACTAACGTACAAGCATCAGCAGCGCCTTTAATAGCAAGTGGTTCTGCAACTGCATCGGTAGCAAGTGGTGAAATATTCCAAGTAATCACAGAAGCATCATCTGGTTCATACAAATCTCAATTCACATCATCCGTAGCAATTAGTGGTTCAATTACAGCATCTCTTTATTTTGGTGATGGTGGTGGTTTATTTAATATCCCACCTGATGCAATTGAAGGACTTGAATTAGCAAAAATTAACTCTGGTTCTGGATTTGCTATTGTTGATCCTGAAAAATTATTAGTAAACGTACCAATAACAGCCGCACTTTATATAGGTGATGGGGGTGGATTATTCAATATCCCTGCAAATGCATTACAAGACCTTAAATTAGATAGAATCATATCTGGTTCAGTTCAAGCGGTGATATCACCTGATAGAGGTTTGGAAATTGGAACTAAAACATTCGTATCTGGTAACTTAAGTGTTAGTGGTGGATTGTTTGTAACTGGTGGAAATGTTGTAGTATCATCTGGTTCTTCATTTGTTGGAGACGGTAGTGGTATTACAAATATTAACATTGCTAACTTATCATTTGAAACATTCATATTAAAGAGTGGTTCTTATACTGCATCAATTTCTCCTGACAAAGGATTTGTAGTTAATACATCAGCAAGTATTTGGGGTAATGTTTATGTTGGTAATAATTTAACTGCAACTGATGTAACTGCTTCACATAGAGTATTCGCTCCATTAGTTAGTGGTTCTTTATTAGGTACTTATAATTTCCAAGGAGTTGGACCTACTGCATCTGCGGAATATGATATTCTAAGATTTGATGAAAATAGAGGATATTTTGTACCTCAACCCGAAACAACATTAACCGAAACTGTATCATTTAGTAATGTAAGTGATTTAACAATTGTACACAACTTAGGAATTTTATACCCTATGGTTCAGGTGTACGCAACTGGTTCTGAAGACCAAATCCTACCTGGTACTGTTAAATCAATTGACGAGAATACAATACAAATTAAATTTGCTGGATTAACATCTGGACATGCTGTAATTGGAAGTGGTGGTTCATTAATCAATGGTACAATAACCGGAGATAGAGTATTCGGAACTGTATTATCAGCATCATACGCTGTAACTGCGGAGTTTGCAAAAACTGTAGCTGGATTTGATTCGGCATCATTAGCATCTCTATCAGCATCATTAAGTGATACTGCACAATATATAAGAAATAATCAAACATCATCGATGAGTGTATTTGGTGCTGTAAGTTCTTCTTACGCATTAACTGCATCTTATATTGAAAACTTAAGTGGATTAAACTTAACGGATTATGTAAGAAATGATAGAACATCTTCAATGACGGTGTTAAGTTCATCTTTTGCAACAACCGCATCTTACGCATTATTTGCACAAAACGCATCAAATGTAGATACATCTAACTTTGTTCAGAATTCACAAACTGCATCAATGTTGGTTGGTACTGCTTCATTAGCATTTACAGCATCATACGCTCTTTACGCTCTAAATGCGGAAGGAGTAAATACAGCATCATTCTTACAAGTAAACAAAGATTCTACAATAAACGCAAACTTAACTATTAGTGGAAGTTTGGGAGTTAGTGGTAGTATTACTGGTGCAACTAATTTATTTTTAACAAATTTACCAACAGGTTCATCTGATGATGTAGTTATTTGGAATAGTGTAACAAAACGATTAGAAAGAAGAAACGTAGCAGCTGCGGTTGGTTCATCTGGTACAGGTGGTACATCTGGTAAAGATGGAAGCGCAGGTTCTGCTGGTTCTTCTGGTTCATCTGGAAGTTCAGGTTCTTCTGGTTCATCTGGAAGTTCAGGTTCATCTGGAAGTAGTGGAAGTAGTGGAAGTAGTGGAGCGGATGGTTCATCTGGAAGTTCGGGTTCATCTGGTTCATCTGGAAGTTCGGGTTCATCTGGAAGTAGTGGCTCAAGTGGTTCGTCTGGAACTAGCGGTAGTAGTGGAAGTAGTGGGTCTTCTGGTTCTTCTGGAAGTAGTGGAAGTAGTGGAAGCTCAGGAACCACTGGTTCTGAAGGAACGTCTGGAAGTAGTGGAAGTAGTGGAACGTCTGGGTCATCTGGTTCTTCTGGAAGTAGTGGAACGTCTGGGTCTTCTGGTTCATCGGGAAGTTCTGGTTCATCAGGAACGTCTGGCACATCAGGAACATCAGGAACGTCTGGCACATCGGGAACCTCTGGAAGTAGTGGTTCTTCGGGAAGTAGTGGTACAACTGGTTCTCCTGGTACAAGCGGTAGTGGTGGAACGTCTGGTTCATCTGGAAGTAGTGGCACAAGCGGAAGTGGTGGAACTTCAGGAACTTCTGGTTCGTCTGGTTCATCGGGAACTTCTGGCACAAGTGGAAGTGGTGGTTCATCAGGTAGTGGAGGTACATCTGGTTCGTCTGGAACTAGTGCATCTTCTGGTAGTGGTGGTTCATCCGGTTCATCGGGAACTTCTGGCACATCAGGTACATCAGCTACATCGGGAACTTCTGGTACGTCTGGTTCTGGTGGTACAGCTGGTACATCAGCAACTTCTGGTTCTGGTGGTTCGGCAGGTACTTCAGGTTCATCTGGTTCTTCGGGAACTTCTGGCACAAGCGGTAGTGGTGGAACATCTGGTAGCGGAGGTACATCGGGAACGTCTGGTTCGGATGGTATAAGTGGTACGTCAGGAACTTCTGGCTCTTCTGGAAGTAGTGGTACATCTGGTTCGTCTGGAAGTAGTGGTACAAGCGGCACATCGGGAAGTAGTGGAAGTAGTGGAAGTAGTGGTTCATCTGGTAGCTCAGGTTCTTCTGGAAGTAGTGGTACTGCTGGTACGGGAGGTTCATCGGGAACTTCTGGCTCGAGTGGTTCATCTGGAAGTAGTGGAACTTCAGCAACATCTGGAACATCGGGAACTTCTGGTTCATCTGGAAGTTCGGGTTCATCTGGAAGTTCTGGTTCATCTGGAACTACGGGCTCTGATGGAACATCTGGTTCTTCGGGAACAAATGGTTCTTCGGGAAGTAGTGGAAGTAGTGGTAGTGGAGGTTCATCGGGTTCATCTGGTAGCTCAGGTTCATCTGGTAGCTCAGGTTCTTCTGGTAGCTCAGGTTCTTCTGGAACTGGTGGTTCATCGGGAACGTCTGGAGAAAACGGAACATCTGGAACTGATGGTTCTTCTGGCTCGGCTGGTTCTTCTGGAAGTAGTGGAAGTAGTGGTACGACTGGCTCATATGGTACAAGTGGTAGTAGTGGAGTTGATGGCACATCTGGTATAGATGGTACATCGGGAACTGATGGCTCAACTGGTAGTGCAGGTACATCAGGATCATCTGGTAGCAGTGGTACAACGGGTTCATATGGTACGAGCGGAAGTAGTGGAAATGATGGAACGTCTGGTATAGATGGTACAAGCGGTTCAAGCGGCTCAAGTGGAAGTAGTGGTACAAGCGGTAGTAGTGGAAGTGGTGGTTCATCTGGAAGTAGTGGTTCAAGCGGCACAAGCGGTTTGGATGGTACATATTTTGGTTCTTCGGGAAGTAGTGGAACATCTGGTTCGTCTGGTACGAATGGAAGTGCTGGTTCATCGGGAAGCTCTGGTTCATCTGGAAGCTCTGGTTTGGATGGTACATATTTTGGAAGTAGTGGTACAAGTGGTGAAAGTGGAACATCAGGAACTTCTGGAACTAGCGGCTCTGCTGGTACATCTGGAGTTGATGGAACATCTGGTACATCGGCAGTAGATGGTACATCTGGTACGTCTGGTAAAGATGGAACGTTCAATGGTAGTAGTGGTACTTCAGGAGAAAGTGGTACATCTGGTTCATCTGGTGAAAGTGGAACAAACGGAAGTGATGGTTCATCTGGAAGCTCAGGCACATCTGGTTCTTCTGGTTTAGATGGAACGTTCTTCGGAAGTAGTGGTACATCAGGAGAAAGTGGCACATCAGGAACATCTGGCACATCAGGAAGTAGTGGAACATCGGGTACATCTGGTTCTTCTGGTATAGATGGTACGTTCTTTGGTTCACATGGAACATCGGGTACAACGGGAACTTCTGGAAGTAGTGGAGAAAGTGGTACAAATGGTAGTGGTGGCTCATCTGGAAGTAGTGGAGAGAGTGGTTCTTCTGGTTCAAGCGGTAAAGATGGTACTTTATTCGGAAGTAGTGGTTCGTCTGGTTCGTCTGGTTCAAGCGGAAGTGGTGGAACTTCGGGAAGTAGTGGAGTTGATGGTACATCTGGTTCATCTGGGGAAAGTGGAACTTCAGGTTCATCTGGACAAGATGGTACATTCTTTGGTAGTAATGGTACATCGGGAGAAAGTGGAACATCAGGTTCTTCTGGACAGAGTGGTTCAAATGGTACAACAGGAACATCTGGTACATCAGGTTCTTCTGGATTTGATGGTACATTCTTTGGAAGTAGTGGTACTTCAGGAGAAAGTGGAAGCTCTGGTTCGTCTGGTATAACCGGTTCAAATGGTACATCAGGTGAAAGTGGAACATCTGGTTCTTCTGGATTTGATGGAACATTCTTTGGTTCATCTGGTACATCCGGTTCTTCTGGCTCATCAGGTACATCAGGAGAAAGTGGTACTTCGGGTATAAGTGGTACAGCTGGTTCATCTGGAAGCTCTGGTTTGGATGGTACTTTATTTGGTAGTAGTGGTACTTCGGGAGAAAGTGGAACATCGGGTTCTTCTGGACAAAGTGGTACTTCGGGTATAAGTGGTTCGGCTGGAACATCAGGTTCTTCTGGATTTGATGGTACATTTTTCGGAAGTAGTGGAACAACTGGTACATCGGGTACATCTGGAGTAAGCGGCACATCGGGTATAAGTGGTACTACCGGTACATCGGGTTCTTCTGGATTTGATGGTACATTCTTTGGTAGTAGTGGTACATCTGGAACATCTGGTGTATCCGCATCAAATGGTACGTCTGGAACATCTGGATTGGGAACATCTGGAACATCTGGATTTGATGGAACTTACTTTGGTAGTAGTGGTACAAGCGGCGCATCTGGAACATCTGGAACGTCTGGAGCAGGTACATCGGGTATAAGTGGTAGTAGCGGTATAAGCGGTACAAGCGGTACAAGCGGTTTCTTAGATTTGGTTGGTACAACGGATAATGGTTTAATAACTTGGGATAATGGTAATATAAAAGGACAAGTTGAGAGTAATATTACATTCAATGGAAGTTTATTATCAATAACAGGTGGAATTGAATCAACTTATGCTGGGGCTACTGCGTTTAGAGAAACTTATTCGGATTTAGGAACTGGTGGAAGTACAGCAATAGATTTATCAACAGCAAATAACTTTAGAAGACAATTTAACGCAGGAGCAACTATAACATTTACATCAGCACCATCCGGCAGAGCATTTGGATTTACAGTAACAACTGTAAATGCTGGGGCTTATGTAATAGATTGGCCAGCTATTGTAAATTGGGTAGGTGGCTCTCAACCATTATTAACATCATCTGGTACGGATGTATTAACATTCTTTACTTTTGATGGTGGAACATCTTATTACGGATTTTTGGTTGGAAAAGATATGAGTTAATATTTAATGTTATGAGTATAGCTAGAAAATTAATACCAAGTGGAGAAGAACAATATCCATTCAAAATTAAAGTAGTAACAACTACTGCAAACACTGTATTTACTGTACCTTTGGTGAACTATGGGGGATTACCTCCTTCATTGAATATTCAATGGGGAGATGGGAGTGCAAATTCTCCATTAATTACATCATCTACGGACTTAAATAGAATACATACTTATGTAAGTCCCGGAACTTATATAATTACTATAAGTGGTTTTATGCCAGGATTTCAAGTAAGTAATAATTCGGCAATAAGAAATCTTATTACTGAAATAGTTCAATTTGGAAAAGTTGGATTAAGAATTTTGAACTTTTATGGATGTGTTAATATAACATCAATACCATCAAATGCATCATTAAGTGCAGTTGGTGGATATAGTGGATTAGATGAAATGGTTTCTTTTGCTTCTTTTATGAGAGGTACTAGAATTTCTACTATACCATCGGATATGTTTGATTATTCACCAAATGTTACAACTTTTATAGATGCTTTTTCATCTGTAACTACATTAACAAATGTACCATCGGGATTATTTGATAATAACCCAAATGTAAATACATTTGCATCGTGTTTTCTTGCATGTACGGCACTAACATCCGTACCATCAACTTTATTTGACCAAAATGTAAATGTAACAAACTTTTCTGGTACATTTCGTAACTGTAGGTCATTGACAAATGTTTTAACGTTTCAATACAATACACAGGTTACTATTTTTAATAGTGTTTATAATATGAGTTCTACTGCTAATGCTTTAGTAGGAAACGCACCGGAATTGTGGAATAGAACTCCAACACCATCTGGAACTGATGCATTTAACAATTGTACTGGATTATCAAATTTTGCATCAATACCTCTAAATTGGAAATAAATTATGTATTTAAGAATTATAAATGAAAATATAGTATATCCATACTCTCTACAAAAATTGAGAAATGATAACCGAAATGTAACTTTTCCATCGGATATTACAGATAGTATGATGGTACAATTTGATATGTACCATGTACAATCAACACCAAAACCAAATGATTACACAAAAAATATATCGGAGGGAACTCCTATATTAGTTGATGGTGTTTATTATCAAAATTGGGAAATTGTAAATGCAACCGAATCTGAAATTAATTTTAGAATTGAAGATAAGTGGAACGAAATCAGAGATATACGAAATACTTTATTACAAGAATGTGATTGGACACAATTATCAGATATTTCAACAGAAATAAAAGAATTGTGGCAAACATATAGGCAACAGCTTAGAGATATTACTTCACAAACTAATGCATTTGATATAAGTTGGCCTACGAAACCTTAAAAGAGGGATAGGTTATATTTATATCTATAACAAAAAAAGAATCGGATATAAATGATAATACACAGTCCCATATTTTCGGGTTCAATTACACAAGCATCATCAGCATATGCGGATTTGAGTGGTTCATTTACTGGTTCACTCACTGGTTCATTCAAAGGTACAATTGATGTACAACAAGCTGCTTTTGATTATTTAATAGTAAGAGAAAAATTATCAGTTGGTAATAGTTTGGACGATGTTCATTCTATGACAGGTTCTATTGCATTGACTGGGTCTGTTATTATGACTGGTTCAATGAATTTATCAGATGGTGGTTATTTAGTAGATGGAGTAAACGTATTAGATTCAGCTATCGCATTTGCAATAGCATTGGGATAAAAAATAAAATTAAAAATGGCAAACGCATTCAAAAATAGTATAACAGGTTCGATTGGAACAACAGGAGCTAAAGTTTATCAAGCACCTGCAGCAACATCAACAACGGTAATCGGAGTTGGTGTAGCTAATACACAAAATCAAAATATATCAGTTAGTGTTATGGTAAGAGATACATCAGCTGATAAAACTGTATATGTTGTAAAGGATTCGTTAATAATGCCAGGAAGTTCTAATGTATTGGTTGGTGGTGAACAAAAGTTAGTTTTGGAAACAGGAGATTTTCTTTCAGTAACTTCATCATTGGCTAATTCGGCAGATGTAATTGTTTCGGTTTTGGAAATATCATAAAGTTGTAATGAATGGAGTATTTAGGTAGCACCCCTAATGGATTAAATCAACTAAGCCAAAGCTTAGTTTCGTTATTTGTAAGTGGAAGCAGAATTGCTAACTTCACATCGGAATCGGTGAATGTTGTTGGTAATTTTTCTGCATCTGGAATCCAAACAAATTTAATTGGTAGTTCATCAAACTCACCAATCGTAATAAAAGGAAATACTCAATTTACTGGTTCAGTAAATATAGCATCGTTTGTATCTGCCTCTTTGTTTCAAGGAGATGGTAGTGGATTATTTAATATTCAAGCATCATCAATTGGTGATTTGGATAGATTAAAATCGGGTTCAGCAACAGCAATTATTTCTCCAAACAAAGGATTATTAATTAACACAGGTGTTAGTGTAGATAAATTTTTAATTGTAAGTGGGAGTGGTATTTTCAAAGGAGATATTAGTGTAGCTGGTAAAATAACAGCTACTGAAATACATACAACATATATTTCATCATCGGTAATATATTCATCTGGTTCAAATAAATTTGGTGATGCACAAAATGATAAGCAAGAAATAACTGGTAGTTTATCAGTTAGTGGTTCTATATTCGTAACAGGAGATACAATACCAACCGATAATACAACAAACGAAGTATTAGTTCTTAATACAACAACAGGAAGAATTAGTAGAAAGTTTGCAGCAGCAACATCCGGTACATCTGGTACTTCAGGAACATCTGGTTCTTCTGGGTCATCAGGAACATCTGGCACATCGGGAACGTCTGGTAGTGGTGGTAGTTCGGGAACGTCTGGGTCTTCTGGTTCATCGGGAACTTCTGGGTCTTCTGGTACTTCAGGAACTTCTGGGTCTTCTGGAAGTAGTGGTTCATCTGGCACATCAGGAACTTCAGGTACACGTGGTACATCCGGGTCTTCTGGAAGTAGTGGTACTTCAGGAACTTCTGGGTCTTCTGGTACATCGGGAACTTCTGGTTCATCTGGGTCATCGGGAACTTCTGGTTCGTCTGGTTCAAGTGGCACTAGCGGTACTAGTGGTAAAGATGGAAGTAGTGGAACAAGCGGCTCATCTGGAAGTAGTGGAAGTAGCGGTTCATCGGGAACTTCTGGTTCGTCTGGAACAAGCGGACTTACTGGAAGTAGTGGTTCGTCTGGTACAACAGGAACATCTGGAAGTAGTGGTAAGGATGGTTCATCTGGCAGTAGTGGTTCATCGGGTTCTTCGGGAACATCAGGCTCATCTGGTTCATCGGGAACATCTGGTGTAACTGGAGCAGGTGGTTCTGCTGGGTCTTCTGGTTCTTCTGGAACTAGTGGGTCATCGGGTATATCTGGTAGTAGTGGTTCATCAGGTTCGTCAGGAACATCAGGCTCATCTGGTAGTAGCGGTATAACTGGTGCTGGTGGTGGTTCTGGTTCTTCTGGTAGTAGTGGTTCTTCTGGTTCATCAGGAACGTCTGGTTCGTCTGGGTCATCGGGAACTTCTGGTTCATCCGGAACATCTGGAAGTAGTGGTAGTAGTGGTATAGCTGGTGTACAAGGTACATCAGGAACTTCTGGGTCTTCTGGAACAAGAGGAACTTCTGGGTCTTCGGGAACTTCTGGAAGTAGTGGTAGTAGTGGAGAGAGTGGAACATCCGGTTCTTCTGGAACTTCTGGAAGTAGTGGTAAAGATGGCGCAGTTGGTACAAATGGAACTTCTGGCACATCGGGAAGTTCTGGTACAAGAGGTACATCGGGTTCATCTGGGTCTTCTGGAACATCTGGTAGCAGTGGTATTGCAGGTAAAGATGGTACAAGTGGTTCATCCGGAACGTCTGGAAGTAGTGGTAAGGATGGATTAGCTGGCACATCTGGTAGCAGTGGTACATCCGGCTTAAGTGGTTCTGCTGGAACTTCTGGAAGTAGTGGAAGTAGTGGAAGTAGTGGTACAAGTGGCTCATCGGGCACATCTGGTACGTCAGGAACAAGAGGAACTTCTGGGTCTTCGGGAACTTCTGGTTCTTCTGGAACTTCGGGAACTTCTGGAGTTAGTGGTTCGGCTGGTACAAGTGGAAGTAGTGGTTCAAGCGGCACATCTGGAAGTAGTGGTTCAAGCGGCTCATCTGGAAGTAGTGGTACTTCGGGAACTACTGGCACATCTGGTACATCGGGAACAAGAGGAACTTCTGGGTCTTCAGGTTCGTCTGGCACATCTGGAAGTAGTGGTACTTCGGGAAGTTCAGGTTCATCTGGCACATCTGGAAGTAGTGGTACATCGGGAAGCTCAGGTTCTTCTGGCAGTAGTGGTACTTCTGGTACATCGGGCTCATCTGGAACGGCTGGTTCATCTGGATTGTTATCATTAACTGGTACAACTGATAATGGTGTAATCACATTAAACGGAAGTGCACCAAACGCAACCGTTGAAGCAAATTTAAGATTCGATGGTAGTACATTGACAGTAACTGGTAACGCTACAATTAGTGGTGACCTTACTGTAAGTGGTACTACAACATATATTAATACAACAACTCTTAACGTAGGTGATAATATCATCACATTAAATGCTGATATTGGAGCATCAACCACACCAACTGAAAATGCTGGTATAGAAGTTAAGAGAGGTAATGCAGCAACTAAAGCATTTTATTGGGAAGAAGCAAACGATAGATGGTATGCTGAAGATGGTTTGTATGTAGCTGGTAACGTAGTTCTTAGTGGTACAATAGATACTGGAATTGGAGCAACTGAAGTTTATTTGATGAATCAGAATGTTCGTACATCTGATAGTGTAACATTTGCAAATATAACTGGACCTTTAACCGGTACTGCTACAAGAGCAAATCATCTAAATACAACTAGAGATACTCCTGATAACTCATTACAATATTGGCAAGCTTCTGGTCTTGGTATTACTGAAGCCCCAAGTGGTGATTGGCATAATACTATAAGAATGTCTCATGGCTCACCACTTACTTATTATAGTAATACATTAGCAATTCGTATGACTGGTAGTGGGCTTGGGGATATATACACTCAAACTATTGCAAATGGTGTTAGACAGGGTTGGAAAAAACATTGGAATGATGGTAATGATGGAGCTGGTTCTGGATTAGATGCGGATTTATGGGATGGTTACCAATTCTCAGATTACTTAAATCAGGCAGTTAGAACAACCGATTCAGTAACATTTTCTACAGTCAGAGGTACTAATTTTAGAGCATCAAACGCTTATTATTTAGGTGAAAATAATTTTTATTTTAATTTAACAAATGGTGGTTGGTATTCTAACGTAAGGGTTGCATCCGAAGTGGATATGAGAGCACCTATATTCTACGATTCGGATAATACAGCATTTTTTATAAATGGAGCTAGTAATTCAAACTTAAATACATTACAGGCATATTCGTATCAAGGTAACTCTAACGTAGCAGGTACTGGAAACGCATCATATCACCCATCTGGTATCTATTCAACTGGCACTAACTGGTTGTATGGTACAATGTATTTGAATGCAAACTCAATCAATGATGCCGGTGATATTAGATTATATAATTCATCCTATCATTTTAGAGCAAGATACACAGCTGGTTCTGATATATATCATGCTTCACTTAACTGGTATGGTTTGCAATTAGGTAATAATGGAGCAAACTATATTGTAGCCGGTAGAACAAACCCAAATGGTTGGTTGGATATCTATGTAAATAATACATCTGACTTTACATCTATTAATGGACAGCATGCAGCAAGATTTGATTCCAATAGAATTGTGTATATCTACAATCAGCTTAGAACTCCATTTATTTATGATTTAGATAATACTGCATATTATTTAGACCCAGCATCTACAACTTTTATTAATGATTTAGAATTAGCTGGTACATTTGAAATGGGCTCGTTTGGTATCCGAAACTTTACATTAGGATTTAATAATGCTTCAAATCAAAAAGCAAACTTAGAATTTGATCCGGGATTTTGGGGTTGGTTAGAAGTTGAAGCAACTTGTGATTACAACTACGCTAATAGACCTGGTAGAGTTGCAAAAAGATATTATTTAGGTCTAAACCCTGGCAATGCTCAATATGCAAACGAAAGTAGAATTGTGGATGTTGGTGGACCTACTAGATATGGTATTGCATTTGGCGATGTTGTTTGGACAGGTAGTAGATATAGAATTGTAATAGCAAATAGAGATAACGCAGCAAATACTTATTATATTAAAGTAACGGTTTTTACAGCTGGAACGGGAGGAAGAAACTTAGTTACAAACACAATGACATTGAGTAGTGTGTACACATCAGATGGTACTTCGTATCCTGATTCTTACATTTACTTTAATGATAATATTGGATTTGGTACATCACAACCTGGATATGGTGTTCACATAAATAGAAACCAAAATCAGGTAGCTGGATTCCAATCACCAAACGCAAATACTTGGATAGATATAATATCTACTACACGAAATTGGTCATTGGGTTCAACATCAGGTGCAACTTTTGCTGTATATGATAGAGGTTCTAATGTAACTAGAATGGAAGTTGATACTGGAAGCAATTTATATGCATATGGTTCAATGCGTTCACCTATATTTTATGACCAAGATAATACTGGATATTATACAAATCCTGCTGGATATTCTAACTTAAACGAAGGTAACTTTGCTGGTAGAGTATGGTATAGCAACTATTTGGTAAGCCGTAATAGTGGTGGTTTGATGGGTGATTACAACGTTACTGGTACAGCATCTAAAGTAATTTGGACTATCGGTGAATCTTGGCCTATTGGTAATATGTACGGATTGGGTTATGAGTATGGTAGTGGATATGACCATCACCTTGCATTAAGAAACAATGGTACAACTTATTCTCGTATAGGTTTTGCTGGTGGGGCATTCATTGGTGGTACTGTATCTATTGGAGGTGCTATGTACGCTCCAATTTACTATGATTCAAATGATGCTGGATATTATGGTGATTTTGCATCAACATCTCGTACAAACTATATTGTTGGTAATAGAATTAAATTAGTAAACAACGTAAACAATGAACCTCGTTGGGATTTCTCAGCATATGTAGTTGAAGCACAGCATTGGTATGGTAACAACTCATCTATGACAATGTACATGGGTGAAGGTAACGCCGTACAAACATATAATTTACGTTCTGACATTTACTATGATAGAGATAATACTGGATATTATATAAATGCGGCATCTCGTTCTAGATTAGGAAGATTACTTATTGATAGTGCTGAAAACGGATGGAGTTTGATGGTTGGTCCTGAAACATTATCTACGAATGGTGCAACTTCAATATATCCTGATGATAGTAGATATGGTTTAGTAGTTAATGGACCATATTATCCACATTTGTATATAAACACATATTCACATAACTCAAATACAACACATGGCGGTGTATTTAGTATGACGGGTTCAATACCTGGTGGATTTAGAAGATTTGGTATTGGTGTTGCAAACTGGAATCCAAATGAAATGAGTTTTGGTTGGTTTGATAATAACTATAATCCTCACTATGGAGTAGGTATCAACTGGTCATACCCCGCATCGGTTTGGTTTGATATATCGCATAACTGGTATGTACGAAATTCAGTTTACGCTTATACTTTCTATGATAGAGATAATACAGGATATTATGTAAATCCAGCATCTGGTACTAATTTACTAACCCTAACTATAAACGATTGGTATTACATCAATGGTGCGTTAGGTATGTATTGGAATTCATATGGTAGAGGATATGTAATAGCTGAACAGCAAGGTAATCCGTATGGACATATAACAACTTATGGTGGTGGTAGAAACGGGTGGAGTGGATATGGTGTAAGTAGTAGATATACTTTAATGAGTACCACAGGTGATAACTTTGGTTTACATGATTCGGCTAGAGGTTGGATTTGGTATATGACTGGGGCTGAATTGAATCTATATTATGCTGGAGCAGATAGAATGTCAATGAGGTCGCATGGTGTTTATGCACATGCCGATGTTAGAGCATCTATATATTATGACCACGATACTGGATACTATTTTGATGGTAATAGTTATACAAACTGGAACTGGGTAACTGAAAGAAGTAAAGATAGAATAGGTATGACCTATTTCTATAATAATCCTCGTTCTAATATAACATCAGATACTAGATATTGGATAGGTTCAATGGGATGGGGAACTACCGATTTTAATGATGTGTTTGGTTGGGGTAGTGGTTTCTTTGATACATGGAGTTCTCCGGGCAATTCACCTGGTGATACTTCTCATTGGGTTGGTATTCAAGCAGCACACTTTAATGGTGGATATAATGGATATCGTTATGGATGGCAGATGGCTGGTGGTGTTACCGATTCATTGTGGTGGAGACATAGTTGGGCAGCATTTGGTGGTTGGTTTAAGATAGCGATGTATGGTAATAACCACGAAGCTAATAGAGATTTCTACGCAGGATTCTATTATGATTCTGGTGATACTTCTTATTATATCAATCCTCAATCAACTTCTCAATTCTATCGTCTTGAAGTAAACGAATACCTATACGCTAGAAATGGTTGTGGTAGAATTTATCTTCCTGGTAACTTACATATAGATTCATTCTGTGGTAATTCAATTTATTTGAACTACTATTCTAACCAATGGATTAGACACTTCTATCACAACGAACATAATGGATATGATATCTATGGCGTTGGTAGAATTGATAGTACTATTTTTTATGATAGAAATAATACTGGATATTATGTTGACCCAAATGGTTCTTCACAATTTGCTGCAGTATTTGCAAACGATTGGTTCAGACCTCAAGGATGTTGTGGACTTTATTTCCAATCATATGGTAGAGGTATTTGGTCTCCTGAATGTGAGGGTAATCCATATGGACATGTAACAACTTATGGTGGTGGTAGAAACGGCTGGTATGGATGGGGGGCTGGTTCTAGATACACTTTGATGAGTACGTTGGGTGATAACTTTGGTTTGCATGATTCGGCTAGAGGTTGGATATGGTATATGAGTGGAGCAGTTCTTAACTTATACTATGCTGGTTCTGATAGAATGTCAATGCAACCTTATGGTGTGTATGTAAACAACGATATTCGTTCTCCAATTTTCTATGACCATGACACTGGATATTATGTTGATGGAAATACTTGGTCTAGATTATGGGGTCTTGGTACATTCTATCTTAGAAATAACTATGATGTGAGTGTAGACCATCCGTTTGGCATATCATTCAGTACTGATGTTGGATGTGGACCGGCATATGCATTTTATAGAGAGTGTGGTGGCTGGGGTTATCCATATCCGGATGTAAGAATTGCATTCCATACTGGTATTAAGTTTGGAGCTAACGCAGGATATGAAGGTATGCGATTCTATGATGATTATGGATTCGGTACTATTAGATGGCAATTTAATGGTGGTAGTGGATATTCATATCAACATACTTGGAATCAACTTACGGGATATCACGGACATTATAGTGGACTTAATAGTGCACACATTTATCCAAATAACGCATCATATGGTTCTTGGAGAATCGATGGTACTAGAAATGGATGGGCTGGTATAGAATTTAACGCAAACGGAGCTGGTAATGTGAGTTTAATGATGAACTCATCTGCAACCGGAATGCATAATAACTCATATGGTTGGCATTTCTTAAGAGGTGAAGGTACTGGATATATATTCAAAGATTATTGGGGTGGTGGTTCACAGGCTACTATTCTTGATTCATCTAATCAGGGTAATGCTTGGGCGCTTAACCAAAACGTTGCAACATACACCGAACCTAGATTTAGGTCAAACTATTTCTACCACGGCAGTACATCAAGATATACTGGTGTTAGTTTATATGGTGGTTATACAATGGGTGTATGGGAAGCTCGTTCTGATTTTGAAGGATTAAGTGGTGGTGAATCTGGTGGTATTGGTATCAACGGAGACTTTATGCAGTTCTGGGCAACCGGTGATTTATTCCAATCATTTATGTTTTCTGATGAAGATGGTGGACAGGGTACATATATTGCATATTTGGGTTCTAATGGTGTATTTTATAATTCTGATAGAAGAATAAAGTATTCTATAAGAGAAAAGGTAAGTGAAAACTATGAATACATAGATAGATTCATGCAATTAAAGCCCGTATCATTCGCTTATAAGTTTGAACTTAAAGATACGGATACTCCTAAGCAAAGAGCTAGAAAAATATCAAAGATGCTGACAGTACATCAGGGCTTGATAGCTCAGGATGTAATGGAAGTATTCCCGGATGCAATTCATCGTGGTAGTGATACAAGACCAATGCAGTTTGAATTATCGGAATCAACCGAACCTACTTTACAAACTGTTGGTATTGATGGAATTAGCGAAGTTGAGCAAGTAAAGCAAAAGTATATAGACAAACATGCAGCAATGGATGTTCCTGATACATTATCTCTTAACTGGAACGTAATCAATACTTATCAAATATTAGCATTACAGGATTTCAAAAAAATGTATGATGCGAAATGTGAAGAAATTGAAGAATTGAAATCGGAGTTAGCATTAATAAAACAACATTTAGGACTTAGTTAAAAATAAAGATTATGGCATTACAAAAAAATTATGTTATTGGTGATACTGGTATTGAAATACCTGAAGCATATCATATTATATACAATGTATATACGGAACGAAGATTGAATAATTTTATTCAACCAAAATTACCATCTGCGATGTCACCAATGCCTGATATATTTTGGAAAGCAGGTCACATAGGTAGAATTGCGGTATTTGTATATGCTAGTAAAGAAGATAGAGATAATGGGTTGAGACCGATTGGGGCAATTGTTAAATATCCATCAGATGCAGCAGATAGAATAAGTGGTGCTATTGACCAAAATTTGTATTCATCAACACCACCCTTTCAATTAGAATTTTTTATAGATGATACAAGCTCTGATTCAATTTTAACTCAAGCTTATAATTATTTGAAAACAATTCCGTATTTTAGCGGTTCACTAGAAATTTAATAAAATGGCATTACAAAGAAATTACAATATACCAAATACTTCATTAATTGTTAGTGGGGCATATCATATAATAAGTGATATAGCTGTTCAGAAAAGAAATACCGATGATATGGGGCCTGTTTCGGGAAGTAGTGAATTTAATCCCGGATTAGATAGAGCAGCCGATCCTGTATATTGGAAAAGTGGATATACTTGCAGAATTAAAGTTGATGTATATGTATCCAAAGAAGCTAGAGATACTGCAAAAAAACCAATAGCTACGTTGGGAGGTAGTGATATTAAGTTAGAAGCGCATTTAGCAACCGAAGGTATGGATGAAAAGATAGTATTCTATTCAGATACGGATAATAGTGATAATTTATTAACACAAGCATATCTTCATCTTAAAAGCACAGACTATTATAGTAATTCAATTGATATTTAATAGTGATGGAAATTATTTTTGAAAAACAACATATTTATAACATATAAACAAGCAAATTATGGGATACACTTATAACTGGGAATTAACTGGTTTGAAAAAATCTAATACTGATTATCTAACCGATGTTATTATTGGTACACAATGGAAAGTAACTGCAACTGACGAAGAAGGAAATGTTGGTAGTTTTACTGGAGCTACACCTTTCAAAGCAACTGATGTTGATGTTGATAACTTTGTAGAATATGAAGCACTTACTGAAACTGAAGTATTGACTTGGGTTAAAAACCATGTTAGTGGTTCTAATCCATCTACAAACTATTGGTCTCATATTATGGAAAGAATCGGAAAACAAATCGATGAAACAAAATACAATATTATGTCTGTTAATGCAGAATTGTTTCCTTGGTCTACTGGTTCTATCTCTGGTTCAGTTACACCTGACCCAAATATGGCGCCTCCAACGATTTAATAGTATAAAAAATACTTTATTTGAAATATCCAAAGCATATTAGTACTTAATTTATGTTTTGGATATTTTCATTATATTTATATGTGTACTTTTACATTAAAAATTACAATAACAACCAAATTGCAGAAATAAAATGGCAGAAAGAATTGTATCACCTGGCGTATTCACAAGAGAAAACGATTTATCGTTCCTACCTCAAGGGGTTGGCGAAATCGGAGCCGCATTCATAGGACCTTTGAAAGAAGGACCTTCATTCGTACCTACTATCGTAAGAACACAAGCTGAATTCGAAGAAAAATTCGGAAAAGTTGATGGAACATATTATACGGAGTATGCAGTACAAAATTATTTAAGAGAAGCTGGACAAGCTACCATCGTAAGAGTTGGTGGTATTGGTGGCTATACTCAAACAAACGGTATCGCTATCGTTGCATCCGGTTCTATTAATGGTAGAAAAATAGTAGGAACACTATATTCAACATCTAATGGAGATGCTGCAGTTGGATTTGTAGGACCAACATTGGTATCAAGTCTAACAACATCTGGTTCATTTACTATAAGTGGTATAACTGGTTCTGGTACTAATGGTAATGTATCGGCATCGATTTTACCATCTGCTACAAATGATATAGCTGATGTGTTTGGAGAATCCGCATTCGGAGCTAAAAAAGCTTATAGCTATATGTTCTTTGAAAATATGGCGGCTACTTATACTGGTTCTGTTTATAACGCAACAATAGTAGAAGGTATTTCATTACCACCACAAATTTACGGAAATGCAGCACAAGCTGAAACTCCAATGGTTGATTCTCAATTGATTTCTGGTGAAAGATATGACCTTTTCAAATTTGTAACAATCGGTGATGGTACTGCATATAACACTAAATTCAAAGTTGCTATCTCTAATGTTAAAGCAGCTGGTGAAGATGGTGCAACTGACTATTCTACATTTACTGTAACTATCAGACGATTTGATGATACTGATAAGAGAAAAGTTGTATTAGAAACATTTGCTAATGTAAACTTAGACCCATCATCAACTAACTACATTGGTAGAAGAATTGGTGATAGATATTATACAACTGATGATAGTGGTAAAATTACTGAATTTGGTGATTGGGCAAACCAATCAAAATATGTAAGAGTTGAAGTAGCAGCAGCTGGTTCATACCCAATATCAGCAGCACCATTTGGACATGAGGCTTATACAAATCCAATAAAAACAAACAATACAAACGAAGATTCATATGTACCTCCTGTTGTTTACTCAACAGCTGGAGCTAGTAACACAGCATCATCTCCAATTTATTATAGTGGATTTGATTTTGAAACAGCTGGTGTATCGGATGATAACAAAATGTATTTGAAACCAATTCCTGCTGGTGCACTTAACGGAGCTAACGTAGCATTTGCATTTGATTCACAATTATCATATGTAATGACTGGTTCTAATTCTACGGATATGGCTAAGAGACAATTTATCTTAGGATTCCAATATGGATTTGATGGTAACGCACCTACTGTTAAAATTAACTTAGGAACTGATATGACTCAAGCAAACTCACAAGGTTTGAACTTAGCAACTTCAATATCAAATGGTACTTTAGGATATACAAAAGCAATCAACGCTATTTCTAACGCTGATGAGTATGATATCAATATGGTTGTAACACCAGGTATTATTAGAGAATTACACCCTGCAGTTACTACAAAGGTAATTGATATGGTTGAAGATAGACAAGATTGTTTCTACATAGCAGACTTTAATAGAGTGGGTGCATCAATTGCAGAAGCTACTGCACAATCAAATTCAGTAGATTCAAACTATGTAGCAACTTATTATCCTTGGGTTAAAACTTTGGATACTAATACTAACAAAATTCTTTCAGTTCCACCATCAGTATTGATGCCGGCTGTATTCGCTGCAAACGATAGATTAGCAGCAGAATGGTTCGCACCTGCTGGTTTGAATAGAGGTGGTATCACTGGAGCAATTAGTGTTCTAAATAGATTAACACATGCTGAAAGAGATACTCTTTATGAGAACAAAGTAAACCCAATCGCTTCATTCCCTGGACAAGGTATTGTAGCATTCGGACAGAAGACATTGCAAGATAAGGCATCCGCTTTAGATAGAATCAATGTTAGAAGATTACTTATCGTTCTTAAGAAGTTTATCGCTTCAACATCTCGTTACTTAGTGTTCGAACAAAACACAGCAACTACTAGAGCTAGATTCTTAAACACTGTGAACCCTTACTTAGAGGCAGTTCAACAAAGACAAGGTTTATACGCATTCAAAGTGGTGATGGATGAATCCAACAACACACCGGATGTAATTGATAGAAACATATTAGCAGGACAGATTTTCTTACAACCGGCAAAGACAGCGGAATTTATCGTAATAGATTTCAACATCTTACCAACTGGAGCAAGTTTCTCAGCATAATATGGAAAAGCAAAAAGTAGATATTTATTAATATAAAAAAGCAACAATAAAATGGCAGAAATATTAGAGTTTGACAAGATGTTCTATACGAACTTCGAACCTAAGATGAAGAACCGCTATGTAATGGAAATTGACGGTATTCAATCTTACTTAGTTAAAGCGGCAGCAAGACCTTCAATTCAATTTGAAGTAATAACTTTAGACCACATCAACGTAAAAAGAAAGTTGAAAGGTAAAGGTGAATGGCAAGATATAACAATTACATTGTTTGACCCAATTGTACCATCTGGTGCACAATCGGTGATGGAATGGGTTCGTTTATCACATGAATCTATTACTGGTAGAGATGGCTACGCTGATTTCTATAAGAAAGATATCGATTTCTATATGTTAGGTCCTGTTGGTGATAAGATTGAGCAGTGGAAATTAAAAGGTGCATTCATCTCACAAGCAAATTTTGGTGATGTTGCATTTGATTCTAACGAACCTGCAACAATCGAATTGACATTGGCTTACGATTACGCAATTCTTGAATTCTAATATTCAATTAAAATAAAAAATAAAAGGGATACTCAAAAGGTATCCCTTTTTTATTTCAATTTTTTGAAATCTATGTATTTATATATACAAACTTAAAAATATTAATGTTATGGCAGAAATTGCAAATACGGAACACATAGAAACTCCAAAAGTATCTAATGTACCACCACCAAGACAATTCGATTTTCCAACGGAAACAATTGAATTACCTTCACAAGGATTAGTTTATCCAGAAGGACACCCATTAAGAAAGGGTACTATTCAACTAAAATATATGACAGCTAAAGAGGAAGATATCCTAGCATCACAAAATCTTATTAAAAAAGGTATTGTTTTGGATAGATTATTTGAATCAGTTGTTGTTGAACCGGGATTGAATATTGATGATGTATATATCGGTGATAAAAATGCTATTTTATTAGCAACTCGTATTTTAGGATATGGAGCTGATTATGAGGTAGAAGTAAATGACCCATTTAGTGGAGAAAGACAGCAAGTGGTAATTGATTTATCGGCAATAAAAACAAAAGATTTGGATTTCGATAAACTAAATTCTAATAATTTATACGAATTCACATTACCTTCAAATGGAAAAGTAATTCAATTCAGATTATTAACACATAAAGATGAAGTTGAAATTACAAAAGAAGTTCAGGCATTAGAAAGATTGAATAAAAATTCATCTTTGGCATCGGATGTAACTACTCGTTTTAGATATATGATTATATCTGTCGATGGTAATTCAGATAGAGGATTTGTTAATAGATGGATTCAAAATTCATTTTTAGCAAAAGATACAAAATCTTTTAGAGCATATATAAAAGAAATTTCACCAGATATGGATATGAGATATGTATTTGTATCTGATATTACAGGCGAATCGGAGGCGCTAGATATCCCATTCGGGATTAACTTTTTTTACCCTTCCAACTGATTATAGAATTCAACTACATACCCAAATTTGGGAAATGGTTCAATTTAGTAATGGGTTTACTTGGTATGAAGTTTATTCGATGCCACTTTATCTTAGAAGATTCTACTTCCAAAAGTTAGTAGACCTTAAGAAAAAAGAAGCTGAGGAGAATAAAAAAATACAATCTAAGATGAAATCACCAAGAGTGAGGATGCGTTAATCCTCACTTTTTTATTATCCAATATTTATACAATATAAAGAAACGAACTATGTCAACGCATAAAAAACCAATAAAAGAAAACTTATTTGATTCTGCTAAGAAATTTACAGATGCATTTTTCGATGGGTTGAAATCAAATACAATTAATCATGCATTAGAAAAAGCTAAAAAGAATAAAAGTATGCCGGTTCCTGTTGTACAAAAAATGAAAGAATTGGATAAAGCTGCAAAAGAACTTGAGCAAATGCTTAAGGATTACGAATAATTTAATTTAGATAGTTAATGGCCGCGCAACCTGATGTAAAAGAATTACTACGAATAGCAAAAGAGCATAAAGCTGTATTGGATGACATGCTAGCGAATAAAACTGCGCAAGAAAGAGTTGATATAAAATCAACGCAACCATATAAGGATAAAGTAAAATTATTAAGAGAAGCAAATACAGCAGTTCAGGAATTAAGAACAAAACAAAGAGATTACTTAGATACTTTAATTAAGCAAGAAGGTAGTGCAAAAAAATTAACTGGAATTTACACATCAATAGGAGCTCTTGAGCAAAAAAGATTACAAATTCAAGGAAGAGCTCTTGGAATGGATAAAAATAAGGCCGCTGTATTTAATAAAATCGCAGACCTTAATCAAACTTTAGCAGGATTATCGGCAGAAGATGCAATACAACAAGCTGATATCAAAAGACAATTAGATGATGAGTTTGAAAAATTAGAAGGTGTTAGGGGAATTCATTCTCATGTACGTAAATCACTATTAGAACAACGAAAAATTGCTGAAAGTTTAGCAGGATTAACGGATAAACAACGAACTTTTTTAGAAAAGCAATTAAAAGTATATGATACGATGAAAGATACCATAGGTATGGTATTGGAAACCGCATCAATGCTAGTAAAAACACCATTTGGAATCATTGGTTCAGCTATAATGGGAGCTGGGTATGCTGCAGAAGCATTGGGTAAGACTGTTAGGGCAATGGGTGGCTATATGGGAGGTGTTACTTTCTCAACCACCGCATTAGGTTTAGTATTCAAAGATGCACAAGCAACAGCTGAAGGATTAAACGCAGAGTTGGGTGGTATGAAGGATGTAACGTTCCAAACGCAACTCAATACTAATTTGATGGCTACTAATATGGGTATTAGTGGTCAGGAAGCAGCAGCATTAACTGGAAACTTCGCAAGATTAAATGGTAACTCTACATCTATTGCAGCTGATATGGCAGCTAGTACAAAAGCATTAGCAAAACAAAAAGGTGTAATGCCAGCAGCCGTAATGAGAGATGTAGCTAAATCATCAAAAGCATTTGCGGAATATGGTAAAGATGGTGGTAAGAATATAGCAGAAGCGGCTGTAGCAGCCGCTCAGTTGGGTGTTAATATGGATTCTTTAACTAAAGTTACTGACCATTTATTAGATTTTGAATCATCCATAACCGATGAATTGGAATTGGGTGCAATGCTTGGTAGGAATATAAATCTTAACAAAGCTAGGCAATTAGCATATGATGGTAAGATTGGTGCATCCGTAAAAGAAGCCCTTACTCAAATGGGTGGAGTTGATGCATATAATAAAATGGATATCTTCCAAAAACGCCAAGCAGCTAAAGCATTGGGATTATCTGTTGAAGAACTTGATAAAATGTCCCAAAATTTGGACAAGCTTAATGATGATGGTGAAATGCAACTCACTACATTTGAAGCTATGTCTGAATCATTAACTGCATTTGCATCGGGTCCATTAGGTAGTGTATTAAAAGGATTGGGAGGTGCCATTATTGCAGCTGGACAACTTAATATGGGATTAGGTTCTCTTGGATTTTCTATAAAAGGTATGGTAGGTGGTACATTTCAAGTACTTAAGAATTTGATTGGAATGTTAATGCCAACAAAATTACTTGCAGCTAGTAAAGCATTTGGTAATTGGTTGGGTGATTCTAAATTAGGAAAAGGAATTGGTGCGCTTAAAGATAAATTATTCAAAGGTGTTGGTGAATCAAAAGGACCTGATTTGGAAAATGTATCCAAAACAACTGAAGCATCTGATAAAATGTCAGAAGGTAAAGGAGTTGGTGAAAAACTAAAAGACCTTGCAGCCGGATTGAAAGAAATGGGAACTGCTAAAGTTTTATTTGGTGCACTTAATTTAATACCAACGGGTTTAGGATTTTTAGGAATGTTACCTGGTTTACCAACTCTATTCTTTTTATCTAAAATGGATATTAGTAAAGTTGGTGAAGGGTTGGGAAGTCTTGCCGAAGGTTTGACAGAAATGGCAAGTGGTAAAGTATTTCTTGGAGCGTTATCATTAGTAGTAACGGGAGCTGCATTTGCATTAATGACAGTTGGTGCTATTGGTTTGGCTGCTGTTGCTTTATTGGGTATCCCTGCTGGTGCTGGATTGGCTGGTATTGCGGGTGGTTTGAAAGCTATGGGTAATGCGGGATTCAAAGGTATTTTAATATTTGGATTATTAGCAGGAGTTATTGCATTAAGTGCATTGGCATTTCAACAATTTGCCGGAGTAGATTGGGCATCCGTTTTATATGGTGGAATTGCATTAGCTGGGTTCGCTATATTGGCAGCTGTGCTTGGGCAGTTTGCTTCACAAATTATAGTTGGTTCATTGGCAATAGCAATATTAGGAGTAGCATTGATACCATTTACCTATGCTATGAGTTTATTAGCAGGGTTAAGTATGGAATCAGTTGCAGCAGCTGCATTGGGATTGGTATTATTTGCTGGAGCTGTATTTGCATTGGGAGCAATAATGTTTAGTGGTGTTGGTGCATTAGTATTTGGTGCTGGTATATTAGCATTGATTGCATTAGGTGGAGCATTGGTAGTATTAGGTACAGGTATTAATGTATTGGCTAGTGGTATGGGTGCGTTGGGTAATGTAATTGGACCGATAGCAGAAAGTATATCTATGATTATGACATCATTAGGTGGTATACTTGGAATGATAGGACCTATTGCACTTTTATCAACAGCATTATTTGGATTGGGAGCATCTATGATATTTTTAGGTACAGCTGGATTAATTGCTTTACCTGGAATTGCTGCATTAGCATCTATTAAAGAAATAACAGTTGGATTAGCTAGTATTCTTGGTATTGGTGGTGGGGCTGAAGGTGAATCGAAAGATGCTAAAATGGATGAATTGATTTCCGAAATAAAAGGATTAAGAGATGACTTGAAAGCAGGTAAGATAGCAGTTCATATGGATGGTGTTAAAGTTACTTCAAGTGTATCAAGAGTTGTAGACAAATTATCAGGTAACTCATATAAACATAGTTAATGGGAAAGTCATTAAAAGAATTATTTCAAACTAAAGTTTTAGAAAGCGGACAAACTGCAGCTAAGCAATACGATATTCGTAATAGTAAAGATATTCCTATTACTCCTGGTAATAGTTTGTTGGGATTACCATTCAATGGAGCAAATGTATTAAGAA